CACAAGCTCAGCTTGCGTGAATCGGTGCAGATGCAGGCTGTGGCGGGTGATTACCGCGTTCTGTACGCGATGGCATCGGCACTTGACCATGTGGCGCTGCCTGCCCCTGCGGTGGTTGAGCCTGCTGACGCGGTGCAGGTGCTGGCCCGCCTTGGTGAGGAGGTTGGCGACGTGTTCGGCGCCGTGCGCAAGGCCTTGACCGACGGCAAGGTGACGCCCAACGAGCGGCGCCAGGTTGCGCAGCAGGTGGCAGAAGCCATGTCGGCGATGGCTATGGTCATGAGGGCTTTGTGATGGCGCGCCCCCGTGGAGATCTCATCAATGTGGTGCTGCAGCTCATGACGGAGCTGCGCCGATCAACCTGGCGCCAGGTGCACGCCCTGCTGGTGGAGCGCGGCGTGCAGGCGTCGGCGCACATCGTGCGCAAGGCAATGGATAACCTCGCCTGTCGCGGTTGGTTGCGTCGAGACGGTGTGCATCGGGAGCCTGGTGTGTACCGGCCGCTGCGCGTGTTCACGTTGCCTGATCCTGCCGCGCCTGAAGCGGTGATTCCTCTTGCCCAAGTGATGGGCCAATGGGGGGCGCCAGCAGGGCAGGCATGAGCACCATCATTTCATCCAGGGTCTGGCGCATGCAGTTGCCGCCAGTGCCCAAGTTCGTCTATGTGTCGCTGGCAGACCAGGCCAACGACCAGGCCGTGTGCTGGCCCAGCATCGACACGCTGGCGCGGCGCACGGGCTATTCCATCCGTGCTGTGCAGAACGCCATCAAGTGGCTGAAGGAACAGGGGTTGTTGGACGTGGAGATCGGCGCCATGAAGGCGAACCGCTACACGTTGCGAACAGACCGCTACAAGCCGCCAGCGGCGCCTGCCCCCGACCCTCTTGATGCGGAGGAAGTGCCGCCCGACCCCGCACCAGGTGCACCCATGCAGGACGTGCACCCCCGCACCACGTGCACCCCACCCCCGCAGGAGGTGCACCCTAACCGTAAGAGAACCGTAAGTAATACACCCCCTGTATCCCCCAAGGGGGAACAGCCATCCTCTGCACCTGCTCAACCTGAAGTCCAAACGTCTGGACGAAAACGCAGGGTGCCGGAAGGCTTGACCTTGGCTCAGTGGCTGGATGAGCTGCGGGCCCGTGGAGAAAAGCCGATCCCTCCAGACCATTCGATCTTTGACTATGCCGAGACGGTCGGTCTGAGTGAAGGCCTGCTCACGCTGCACTGGCGAGTGTTCAAGTCCCGATTCATCGACAGCAACAAGACGCAGAAGGATTGGCGCCTGAAGTTGCTCAACTCGGTGCGTGGCAACTGGTATCGGCTCTGGTACCACAACGGCCAGGGCCGCATGGTGGTGTCCACCGTGGGCACCCAAGCTGCGCTGGAATGGGGTGTTGAGCTGTGAGCGAACGCGCCATCGTGCCGCCTTACTCGGTCGAGGCGGAGCAATCGGTCATCGGTGGCCTGTTGCTGGACAACGCGGCCTTGCTTGACATCCCGGATCTGGAGGCAAAGCACTTCTATCGCTCAGAGCACCAGCAAGCGTTTCGTGTCATCCGGTCCATGTGCATGGATGCGAAGGTCGCTGACGTGCTCACGGCTTCAGACGCTGGGGCCGGTGCCATTGCCTACTTGCATGAGATGGCTCAGTCCGTGCCCAGCGCTCGCAACGTGGCCCAGTACGCTGGCATCGTGCGTGAGCGGTGGTTGGAGCGTGAGCTGATCCGGGCATCGGGTGAGGCGATTGACGACGCCGTCGGCATGGGCGATGCGAAGTCCAAGCTGGACCGTGCGCAAGCCCGCCTCGCTGCGCTGTCCATCGTCAAGGCTGATCAGGCGTCGGTTCGCATTGACGAAGCGTTGATCGAATTCCTTGCTCGCCTGGATGCAGAGGCGTCGGGCAAGTCGGATGCCATCAGCACCGGCTTGACCGACCTGGATGACCTGATGGACGGTGGCTTGCGCAAGGGTGAGCTGATGGTGCTGGGTGCCCGGCCAAAGATGGGCAAGACCGCGTTGGTGCTGAGTGTTGCCCGCCACATGTCCATCAATCACGCGGTGCTGTTCTTGTCCCAAGAGATGCCGGTGAGCCAGCTCACTGCGCGCAACGTGGCCGCAGAGGGTGGCATCAACATCGCCAAGCTGCGCCGGCCTGACCTGCTTACGGGTGACGACTGGTCCCGCGTCTCTGAGGCAACCGAGTTGCTGCGGTCGCGTCGGCTCATCATGGACGAGCAACGTAGCCTCACGCTGCTGGATGTTCGGCGCAAGGTGATGGAGTGCAAGCGCAACCACGGGTGTGACGTCGTCATCGTGGACTTCCTGCAGCTCATGCAGGGTGATGGTGATGGGCGCAACCAGGAGCTGGACCGGATCAGCAACGGCCTCAAGGCCATGGCTGGTGAGCTGGATGTGGCCGTGATCCTGCTGTCGCAGATGAGCCGCAAGGCCGACGAGCGCCACGGGCCACCGGTCATGACGGACCTGCGTGACTCGGGCGCCATTGAAGCGGCGGCCGACATCATCGCCTTGCTGTACCGGGAGTTTGCCCACCCGCTTGGTGAGAAGTCGGAAGGGTGGAAGCACCACGCGCAATTGGAGTTGGTGCAACGCAATGCGGCGCCAGGCTCGGTAAGCCTGTGGTTCTCAGGTGAGCACCAGCAGGTGCGCAATTGGGGTGGGCCACCACCCTCCAAAACAGTCAACCGTGGCGCAAGGGCGCGCAGCAGTGGGGTGGAGTGACATGGCAATGATCGATTGGGTTGACCGGCGTCTGAACAACTGGGCGCGGTGGGTGGTTGGTGGTGGTGCCACGGGCTTGGGCTATGCCGCCATGCAGTGGGGCTCTGTGGGGTCTGGTGGCAATCCGGGTGCCCACATCCCCACCGATGCGGTGGAGGCCAGCGAGACGCACGACGAGGTGATGCGTCTGCCGCCAGAGCTGCGGCGCACCATGGAGCTGCGTTACCTGGAGACGGAGAACCGTGCTGCGTTGGCTGCCAAGCTGGCCTGTGCTGTAGCCACGGTGGACACCCGCATCACCAGGGCACATCGCATGCTGGCTGATGCGTTCATGGCTGTGGAAGTGCAACGAAGAACAGAGAGAGAGGCTATCCAACGTGCTGTTAACCGGGCCCGGGGGGTTTGAGGCATTAGGTTGGATCGGTACATTTCAGGCAAGCTTAGCGATAGCCGCGTCAGATGTACGACACGGCTAAAGCCAAGTGGTCTCTAGGGTGTCATCGGGTGGCAAGGCCCCGCTGGAAACGGCGGGGCCTTTGCTTTTGAGGGGTACGCGTGAAGGCTGACGACCGCAAGAGTTCGGCGGCACGAGGTTACGGCAGCAGGTGGCAGCGATACCGCGAAGGCTTCCTGAGGTCGCGCCCCCTCTGTGCTGATCACATGCGCATGGGTCAGGTTGTCGCGGCCTCAGTGGTTGACCACATCGTGCCGCACCGTGGTGACCAGGCCCTGTTCTGGGACAAGGGCAACCACCAGTCGTTGTGCAAGACCTGTCACGACAGGCACAAGCAACGGCTTGAGCGGTCTGGTGTGGTGCTGGGCTGCGACGCGAGCGGCATCCCCATTGACCCCCGCCACCACTGGCAACGCAAGGGGAAGGGGGGGTGAAATCTCTGGGGGTCTTCAGCCCTAGACCGCATGGCTCCCATTCTGTGCACAACCGCGAAATGGCATAGGGGTACCCCCCCTCAACAAGGACAAGGATCATGGCCGGACGAACCCCCAAGCCCTCGGCGCTGAAGCTGGTGACGGGCAACCCGGGGAAGCGTTCGCTGAACAAGCAAGAGCCTGACCCCGATTACTTGGTTGACCTGACGGCGCCGGCCTGGCTGTCTGCTCGGGCGAAGGCCGTGTGGGATGACATCGCGCCGCGCCTGTCGCGGGCGAAGCTGCTGACGGAGGTTGACGTGGAAGCGCTGGCGCATGGCTGCGAAGCCATCGCCAACTTCCGTTATTCATCGGCGCGCGCGGGCGACCAGCTCGTGAAGACCAAGACCGTGCTGGACCAGGAGGGCAACCCAGTCGAGGCCGGCGAGCACATCAACCCGTGGACCCTTGTGCAGTCCATGAGCTTCAAGCAGGCCACGGCGGTGTTTGCCAAGTTCGGCATGACGCCATCCGACCGGTCGCGCGTGGTGATTCAGCCTCAGGGGGATCTGTTCGGTGGCAACAGCGAAAAAGACCCGGCGGACCGCTACTTCTGACCCCGTCACGCGCTACGCGAAGGAGGTTGTTGCCGGCAAGATCGTCGCTGGCCCGCATGTGCGAGATGCCTGCGCCCGCCACCTGCATGACCTGCAGCACGGCGCGGAGCGCGGCCTGCACTTTGATGTGGCCTTGGCTGAGCGGGCGATTGGGTATTACCGGCATGTCCTGCGGCTGAACGGCGGCGAGTTCGAGAACACGCCTTACGAGCTGCTGGACTGGCAAGCGTTCATCGTCGGCAGCATCTTCGGTTGGATCGGCGCGGACGGTTACCGGCGCTTCCGCGTCGTGTACGTTGAGACGGGCAAGGGGTCGGGAAAGTCTCCGCTTGCTGCAGGCGTTGGCCTGTACTGCATGACGTCGGACAACGAGCCCGGCGCGGAGATCTATGCGGCAGCGACGAAGAAGGATCAAGCGATGATCCTCTTCCGCGACGCGGTGGCGATGGTTGACCAGTCGCCGCACCTGCGGCAGAAGATCACCAAGTCCGGTACGGGTCTGAACGTCTGGAACTTGGCGTGGATTGAGAAGCGCAGCTTCTTCCGCCCGATTGCCAATGACGACGGGCAGTCTGGGCCGCGCCCGCACGTGTCGCTGCTGGACGAGCTGCACGAGCACAAGGACGCCTATGTGATCGAGATGCTGAAGGCGGGCCAGAAGAGCCGCCGACAGCCGCTGACGTTCGCCATCACGAACAGTGGCACGGACAAGCGCACGGTGTGCTGGGACTACCACGACTACGGCGCCAAGGTCGCGGCCAGGCAGATCCTGGACGACACGATGTTTGCGTACATCTGTGCGCTGGATGAAGGCGACGACCCGTTTGAAGACGAGGCGTGCTGGCCGAAGGCAAACCCAAGCCTGCGCTTTGGTCTGCCTGGCTTGCGCTACCTGCGCGAGCAGGTGACACAGGCCCGTGGCATGCCGGGCAAGGCTTCGATTGTGCGGCGTCTGAACTTCTGCCAATGGGTGGAGGCTGAGTCACCCTGGATCAGCGGCGAAACGTGGTTTGGCTGCCAGGACGAAGGGTTTGACAAGTCGAAGCTGTTGGGCCGACGTTGCTGGGGTGGCCTGGACCTGTCTAGCACGCAGGACTTGACGGCGCTGGTGTTGCTCTTTGAGCCGACGAAGGATGACCCGGTCTGGCGTCAGTTGGAGTGGTTCTGGCTGCCCGGTGATGGGCTTCATGCAAAGGCTGAGCAGGACCGCGTGCCGTACGAGCTGTGGCGCGACGCGGGCCACTTGAACGTGACGGCGGGCAGGGCAGTCAACAAGCTGGCGGTGATCAAGCAGGCGGTGGCGACGACGTCGCTGTACGACCTTCAGGCCATTGGCTATGACCGCTGGCGCATGGAAGACATGCAGCAAATGATGGAACAGGAGGGCGTGACCTTGCCTCTGGTTCCGTTCGGGCAGGGCTTCAAAGAGATGTCGCCCGCGTTGGACGAGTACGAGCGTCGCCTGCTGGACGCTCAAGTCAAGCACTGCGGCAACCCGGTCATGACCTGGTGTGCAGCAAACGCGGTGGTGGCATCTGACCCCGCTGGCAATCGGAAGGTTGCCAAGCAAAAGGCGACGGGTCGGGTTGACGGGATCGTGGCGGCAATCATGGCCACGGGCTGCAGCTCGGCGCGTCAGGACGAAGGTCCGAGTGTTTACGAGAACCGGGAAATGTTGGTGCTATGAAGCTCTTCGGCTACGAGATCACGCGCTCTGAGCCAGAGCCGCGCATGGGTTCGCAGAGCCCCGCGCCGCAACCAGAGCAGCGCATGGGCCCCGAGAACCCGCAATTCTCGCTGGATGACCCGAGCGTCATGGACGCGCTCTGGATGGATGGTGCTTCGGTGCCTCCAGTCCGGCCGCAGCGGGCCATGCAGACCAGCGCGGTCTATGCATGCGTGCGCATCCTGGCTGAGACGATGGCGCAGCTCCCGCTGCACATCTACAAGCTGGGCCCGGATGGCACCGTGGTGAAGGCGGACAACCTGCCGGAGTACGGCCTGTTGCACGACGAGCCCAACAGCTACCAGACGTCGTTCGTCTGGCGCGAGCAGAAGCAGATGCAGGCGGCGCTGTGGGGCAACGGCTATTCGGAGATCCAGCGCGACGTGATGACGGGCCGTGTGTTGGGCTTCTACCCGCTGCCGGCCGCAGAGGTGACGCCCAAGCTGGTGACCGAGGGCGGGCGAATCCGCAAGGTGTTCGTGTGCGGTGGCCAGACGTTCGAAGATCACCAGATCCTGCACATCCCTGCGCCAGGTTGGACGGGCGTCGCTGGCCTGTCGCCTATTGCGTTACATCGGGCGTCGCTCACCATGAGCCTGAACGCGGAAGAGTTCGGGGCCAACTTCTTCAAGAACGGCACGCGGTTGTCTGGTGTGCTGGAGCACCCCAACAAGGTCAGCGCCGAGGCGGCGGCCCGGCTGCGCGATTCCTGGCAGCAGGTGTACGCGGGCAAGGCCAACGCGGGCAAGGTGGCCGTGCTGGAAGAGGGGATGAAGTTCAATCCGCTGTCCATGCCGCTGGCGGACGCCCAGTACCTGGAGACCCGCAAGTTCCAAGTGGCCGACATCGCGCGCATCTACCGCATCCCGCCTCACATGGTGGGCGACCTGGACAAGGCCTCGTTCAGCAACATTGAGCACCAGGGCCTGGAGTTCGTGCAGCACACCATGTTGCCCTGGGTGTCGCGGTGGGAGCAGGAGCTGAACCGCAAGTTGTTCTCTCACAGCACGGTGCTGAAGGGCCGCTATTTCGTGCGCTTCAACGTGGCCGGCCTGCTGCGGGGTGACCTCAAGAGCCGGTTTGCTGCCTACGCGGTGGGGCGGCAGTGGGGTTGGCTGTCAGCCAACGACGTGCGCGAGCTGGAAGACCTGAATCCGATCCCTGGCGGCGATGTGTACCTGTCGCCGCTCAACATGGTGCCGGCCAAAGATCTGGACGGTGATGACGATGGTGTCCAGTCGCCTGGAGACACTGGTGGCAACGACGGCGGCGACCCGCCAACCAGCAAGGAAGATTGACATGAACGACATCGAACGCCGGATTCAAAGCGCCGGGCGTGTGGAGCTGCGCAAGGCTGACGGTGAGGCCAAGGCGGTGACCTTGCGCGGCTATGCCGCCAAGTTCAACACCCTGTCGGAGCCCATGTACGGCTTCCGTGAGCAGATCGCCCCTGGCGCCTTCGCAGACTGCCTGGAAGATGACGTGCGCGCCCTGTTCAACCACGATGCCAACCACGTGTTGGGGCGCACCACCTCAGGCACCTTGCGCGTCAGCCAGGACGACACGGGCCTGTACTACGAAGTGGATCTGCCGGACACGCAAGCTGCCCGCGACCTGGTGGTGAGCGTGGAGCGTGGTGACGTCACGCAGTCGTCGTTCGCGTTTCGTGTGGCCCCCAACGGCGACACCTGGGACGAGAACGAAGACGGCATCGTGATCCGCACGATCACCAAGATGTGCCGCCTGTACGACGTCTCACCTGTGACCTATCCGGCCTATCCCGACGCAACGGTGGGCATGCGCGGCCTGGAAGCCTACAAGGCCGGCCGCGCCGATGAGGCACGCGGGGCCATGTCCCGTGCCCGCCAGGCAGAGGCACGTTCCCGACGCCTGAGGCTCATTGGCTGAGCCACCCCTTCGATTCCAACACCAAGCCCGCAACCCAGCGGGCTTTTTTTTCGCGGGAACGCGCCCACGGCGGGGCGGTGCGGCCCGGTCCACCACGCCCCGCCACCATCAACAGGAGTGATCATGAAGAAGGATCTGCAGAAGCTGAAGGACGAGCGCGGCGAGCTCGTTACCCAGATGCGTGCCATGCACGAGAAGGCCGAGAAGGAAGAGCGCGCCTTCAGCTCGGACGAGGATTCCACTTGGAACAAGATGGACGCGCGTCTCGAAGAGATCGATGCCAACATCAAGCGCGCCGAGAAGCTGGACAAGCTTGGCGCCCCGGTGCCATCGGAGCTGCGTGGTGCGCCTCGCTTCACTGGCGAGCACACCCCGGGCAACGGCGGCGGCTACGAAGAGCTGACCGAGACCCGCGTGTTTGACCGCTTCTTGCGCGTCGGCATGGGCGAGCTGTCGAGCGAAGAGCGCACGATGATGCAGGAGCGCCGCAACAACGCGAAGGAACTGCGCGCGTTCGGTCAGGGCACCGGCAACGCTGGCGGCTTCACGGTGCCTCAAGACTTCCGCGCCAAACTGGAAGTGGCGCTGAAGGCCTACGGCGGCATGATGGATGCCTCCGAGATCATCTACACGGACACGGGTGCCACGCTGCCCATGCCGTCCTTCAACTACACGGCGGTGGTGGCCACCATCGTGGGTGAAAACGCGGCCGGCAGCCTGGACTCCAGCACGCCGTTCGGTGTGGCCAACCTGGGTGCCTTCACCTACCGTTCGCCCATCCTGCCGGTGTCGTACGAATTCCTGCAGGACAGCGCCTTCGGCGAAGACTTCATCGTCAACGGCCTGTCGGATTCGATTGCCCGTGCACTGAATGCCCACGCCACCGTCGGCACCGGCACCGGTCAGCCGCGCGGCATCATGCTGGACGCGACTGCAGGCAAGGTTGGCGCCACCGGCCAGACCACCAGCATCGTGTTTGAAGACCTGATTGACCTGGTGCACTCGATTGACCCGGCTTACCGCAAGTCGGGCTGCTCGATGATGATGCATGACCAGTCGCTGAAGGCTGTTCGCAAGATCAAGGACAACCAGGGCCGTCCCATCTACCTGCCCGCCTATGACGGCCTGGGTGGCCCGATGGGTGACCAGATCATGGGCTACACCGTGGTGGTGAATCAGGATGTGGCGCAGATGGCTGCCAACGCCAAGTCCATCGCGTTCGGACGTCTGGACAAATACAAGATTCGCATGGTCAAGGACATCACCGTGATGCGCCTGACCGAGCGCTATGCGGATGCGCTGCAGGTGGCCTTCCTCCTGTTTGCCCGCGCCGACGGCCGCCTGCTCGATGCCGGCACCAACCCCGTCAAGTACTACCAGAACAGCGCGACCTGATCTGGCGTCTTCGTCAACCGCAGGCGCCGTGTGCGCCTGCTTTGCTTTGGAGTGAAGCATGGCAGCAAAGAAAGAAATCCCGACCGATCCCGTCACCGTCCGCATGTTGGTGGACAAGACCATTGAAGGTGTCCACTACAAGGCCAACCAGGCTGTGGTCTACCCGCCTGCGCTGGGCGTTGGCCTGGTGAACGCGGGCGAGGCTGATGACCAGCCGGAGGCGGTTGCCTATGCCGAGTCGGAGACCGGACCGGCCATCGTGCACAAGCCCAAGGCTGATCAGGAGGCCTGATCATGCCCAGTCGCGTTGTCACGGGCCCGTCGGTTGAGCCGCTGACGCTGGCCGAAGCCAAGACGCACTTGCGCGTGGCCATCACCGATGACGACGCGCTGATCACCTCGCTGATCGTCGCGGCGCGCATGGATGCTGAGTTCATCACGCGCCGCGCGTTCATCTCGCAGCAGTGGAAGACGGTCGCCGATCGCTTCCCCAGCCCCATGGCCGGCAAGCTGATGGAGATGTGGCAGGGGCAGTCCAACTCGCTGGCCGGGTTGGGTGGCGTGTCGCAGCTCTTTCAGACGGACAAGACCGGTCGCGGCATCGTGCTGCCGGTGTCTTCTCTGATTCAGGTCGACAGCATCAAGTACATCGACACGGCCGGCGTGCAGCAGACGCTGAGCCCGGCGCTGTACCTGGTCGATTCGCACAGTGAGCCGCCTCGCATCCTGCCCGCCTACGGCACGCAGTGGCCGTCCACGCGGCAGCAACCCAACGCGGTTGAAGTGCTGTTCACGGCGGGCTACGGCACCACGGCGGCGTCGGTGCCTGACGGCATCAAGGCCTGGATGAAGCTGCGCATTGGCGCGCTGTACGAACACCGGGAGGAAGCGCTGCTGGTGGAGCGCGGCCAACTGGTGGACCTGCCCTTTGTTGGCTCCCTGCTGACGCCGTACCGCGTCAGCGCATTCGTGTGAGGTGGTTGTGCGAGCTGGTCAATTCAATGAGCGCATCACCTTCGAAAAGAAGTCCGTCACTCGTGACCCGGCCTTCGGCTCTGAAGTGGTCACCTGGGTGACCCATGCGGACGCCTATGCCGATGTCCAAGAACTGGATGCGGTAGAGCAGGTGATCAACGGTGTGCGCACCTTGCGCGGTCGCTCGCTCATCAAGCTGCGCTGGTTGCCGGGCGTGCTCAGCGACATGCGCATTCGTGTTGTCGCCACCGGCACGCTTCTGCAGATCACCTCTGTCGCCGATATGCGCAAACGCATCGGCATGACCATTCAAGCGGAGGAATACAGTGCCTGACGTCAAAGTCAAAGGGTTGGCTGAGCTGGAGCGTGCGCTGAGCCAGTTGCCCGACAAGCTGGAGCGCAACGTGGTTCGCAGCGCGCTGCGCATGGGAGCCAAGCAGATCGAGGCGGAGGCCAAGCGCCTGGTGCCGGTGAAGTCTGGTGAGCTGCGCGACAGCATCCGCGTGAGCGTGCGTCTGATCAAGGGCAAGCCGGTTGCCACCATCAAGGCGGGCGGTCGCGGCAAGGGCGGGGCCTTCTATGCGCAGATGGTCGAGTTCGGCACATCAGCCCACTTCATCAAGGCCAGCTCCGCCAAGAGCCTGTTCATTGCGGGCTTGATGCGTGATGGTGTGAACCACCCGGGCGCCACCTCCAAGCCGTTCATGCGGCCGGCGTTGGATTCGGCTGCGGCTCAGGCCGTCAAGGCGTTCGCAGAGCAGATCCGCAAGCGCCTGACGAAGGCGGGGGTCAACGTGCCCGACGCCGACGCGGAGGGTTGACCCATGCGCGCTGAAAAAGCAATCCGGGCGCTGCTGTTGGCCGCTCCCGGCGTGGTCGCGCTGGTGGCTGACCGTGTGTACCCGGGGCAGGCGCCGCAAGGCGTGGCGTTCCCGGTGCTGGTGGTCAGTCATGTGTCCACCGTCGAGACGCCAACGATTGATGCCGCCGCCGAATTCGGCCTGGTGCAGTCCCGCATTCAGGTGGCTGTCCTGGCGAAGGACTACCCCGCACAGAAGGCCCTGCTGGAAGAGGTTCGCAAGGCGTGCAACCACTATCGCGGCACTGTGGCCGGTGTGCGTGTGGTCAGCGTGATGCGTGACCTGGTCGGCCCTGACCAGCGTGACGACGACATGCAGGTGTACCTGCAAACGGTTGACTTTCGAGTCACCCACTTTGAACCGTGATCAACTTTGAAGGAGCAATCACATGCCCATCGCATCAGGCCTGTTCAAGCAGGTAGCGTACAAGATCGAAACCACCTTTGGCACGGCCCCCGGCCAGGCCAGCGGCCAGCAACTGCGCCGCGTTCAGTCCACCCTGGATCTGAACAAGGACACCTATCAGTCCAACGAGCTGCGCCCTGACCTGCAGGTGGCGGACTACCGCCACGGCGTGCGTCGCGTGGCCGGCAAGATCAGCGGTGAGCTGAGCTGCAAGACCTATGCGGACTTCTTCGCTGCAGCCTTCAAGCGCGACTTCACCGCTGGCGCATCCACGGCCGGTGCCGGCATCACGATTGCCGGCACCGGCCCCTACACGCTCACGCGCGCTGCGGGCAGCTACCTGACCGACGGCTTCAAGGTGGGCGATGTGATCCGCCTGTCGGTGGGCACGTTCAACGCGGCCAACATCAACAAGAACTTGCTGATCACCGGGCTGACGGCGACGGTTGCCACCGTCATCGTGCTCAATGCCTCTGCCATGGTCGCAGAAGGCCCGGTGACCGGTGCCACCGTGGCCGTGGCCGGCAAGAAGACCTTTGTGCCGACCTCCGGCCACACCGACAAGAGCGTGGCCGTGGAGCACTGGTACAGCGATCTGGTGCAGTCCGAACTGTTCCTGGGCAACAAGATCGACAAGGTGTCGGTGGCCTTGCCGCCCACGGGCATGGCCACCGTGGACTTTGACCTGATGGGGCAAGACCTGGCAGACACGGCCACCAAGCGCGGCGGCGTTGCCACCACAGCGCAGTACTACACCACGCCCACCACCGTGACCACCACGGGCACCCTGGCCTCGGTCAACGGTGTGGTGCGTGTCGGCGGCGTGGCTGTGGCCACGATCACCGGCATGAGCCTGGAGATCGACCCCACCTTCAGCGGTGACCCGGTCGTGGGCAGCAACACCGTGCCCAACCTGTTCCCTGGTCGCGTTGTGGTCACCGGCCAGTTCACAGCCTATTTCGATGGCCCGACGATGCGCGACGCCTTCGTCAACGAGTCGGAAATTGACCTGGTTGCAGCCTTCACGGCCGACAACACGGCGGCGGCCGACTTCATCGCCTTCGTGGTGCCCCGCCTGAAGCTGGGCGGGGCCGCCAAGAACGACGGCGAAAACGGGCTGGTGCAGACCTTCCCCTTCCAGGCGCTGCTGAACGTCAACGGCGGCACGGGCGTCGCCACCGAGAAGACCACGATCTCCATTCAGGACGCACAGGCCTGATGGTTCCTTGCGGCTCCGGGCGTCTGGAGCCGCTTCACCCCGCACCGACCCGCGCCAGTTCGCCTCCCTCGCAGGTGGCGGCTGGCGTGGGCACGGGCATTTTTCTTCACTACCTGCGAGCAAACCATGAACATCGCTACCGATACGTCTTCCGTCACCGCCACCGACGTGGCAAACCTGATGCTGGCCCAAGCCTCCGACATGGGCGTCTTCAACATCGACGACTATGAAGACGTGACCTCGGGCACGGTCACGATCAAGAACCCCGCAACGGGTGCCCCGACGCCGGTCAAGTTCGTCTTGGCTGGCCCTGAGCACGCCATTCGCAAGCGCGCTGCTTTCGACCGTGCGCGCCGCATGCGCGCCGGCCTGATGAAGACCGGCAAAGTGCAACTGGGCGACCCGGAAGAAGACGAGCTGGAAGAGACCGACCAACTGGTGGCCTTCACGCTGGGTTGGGAGAACCTGGTGATCGGCGGCAAGCCGGTGCCATTCAGCGCCGACGTGGCCCGCCAGATCTACACCGACCCGAAGCGTCGCTGGCTGCGTGACCAGGTCAAGGCCGCGCTGGATGAGCGCGAGGCTTTTATTCAGCGCTCCGCCGCGACCTGATCGAAGCGGCGAAGCGCGAAATTGAGCTGGGCCAGGTCGAGCCGGACGGCGCATCACTGCGTACGCACCTGCAGCGCCTGGCCACCACCACGGGGCGGGTAGATCCCCGCCTCTTGGCAGAGGTGCCAGCGCCGGTCAGGCCGCTGTGGGATGTGTTCGTGATGCTGTCTGCCGGACGCCGCACGGCAATGGGGCCGCATCCCTTGACCTACACCGATATCGCGGCTTGGTCGCAGCTCCATGGGCTGCGGCTGAACTCGTGGGAGCTGGACACCCTCGTCCAGGTCGATGCCGCCTCTGTGGCTGAGGCTGTGGCGCGCATGCGCAAAGAGACACCAAAGGAGAAGCGATGAACATCGGCGGTTTGACCATCGAAATGGCGGCCGACCTGGCGCGCCTGCGCAAGGACATGGACGACGCCAAGAAGCTGGTGAACACGTCCATGGCTGAAATTCAGCGTGCGGTGGATCTGGCCAAGCGCGCCTTTGTTGGCCTGGTGGGCGTCGGCTCTGTCGCCGCCTTCGCGGGGATGATCAAAAGCTCCCTGGACGCCAGCGCGGCACTGCACGACCTGTCGATTCAGACGGGTGCAAGCGTGGCCGCGCTGGGCGCCTTCAAGGGCCTTGGTGCGTACACCGAGACCAGCATTGACACCATCGTGGGCGCCATGGGCAAGCTGGCCAAGTCCATGGGCACGGCGGACGAGGACAGCAAGGGTGCGGCCGTGGCGCTGAAGGCCTTGGGCATCAACTTCAACGACTTCAAGCGCCTGAGCCCTGAAGACCAGATGCTGATGGTCGCCAAATCCATGGGCGGCTTCAAGGATGGTGCGGAGAAGAGCGCTGCAGCTCAGGCCCTGTTCGGCAAGGAAGGCGCGAAGCTGCTGCCTTTCCTGGCTGATCTGGCCGACCAGGCCGACGAGGTGACTGCTGGCCTGACCGATCAGCAGAAGGCGGCGCGCGATCTGCAGGCGGCTCAGGCCGATGCCTTCGGCGACAACCTGACCGCGTTGCGCAAGAACTCTGAAGGTTGGAAGAAGGACTTGGCGACGGGCTTGACGCCCGCGCTGTTTGAGATGAGCCAGGCCGTGCTTGACGTGACTGGCGGCAGTGGTGGGCTGAAGGAAGAGATCAAGAAGCTCGCCAAGGATGGAACCTTTGCTGAATGGGCGCGAGGGGCGTTCACGGCACTCACCTATCTGCTTGACGTTGGTCAGGGCCTGTATAGCTTGCTGCCAATGCTGGGCAAGCTCATCGCAGGCATTGCTGCCGGTACCTCTGTGCTCTTTGGTGGCATCTATGAGGCGGTGTTGAAGCTCAAGTCGGGCGACATGGCTGGTGCTTGGGAAGACCTGAAGAAGGGCTTCTCTGGCGTGGCTGTGGTTGCATCAGAAACTGGCTCAGACATCAGCGCCATTTGGGGTCAGCAGCTCATGGGCGAGAAGCTGCGCGCCCGCATGGCTGACCTGAAGGACGTGCAGGCCGCCGCCAAGGGTGCCAAGAAAGACTTGGATATCCGCGCCCAGCTTGACGCGGCAGCAGAGGCTGCAAAGCGTCAGGCTGAAGCGGAGAAGGCTGCAGCCGAAGCTGCCCGCAAGGCCCAAGAGTTGCGCGACCGCCAGATCAAGGGTGGTGCTGAGTTTGTGTCCAAGATCCTGCTGGCCAACGAGTCCCTGCAGCAGCAGGCTGCCATTGGGCGCGAGCTGACTGAAAGCGAGAAGATGGGCCTTGAGATGACCCATCAGCTCGCCGAAGGCAAGATGTCTTTGTCTGACGCCGATCTGAAGCGGGCGAAGGGGCTGCTGGAAGAGAACAGGTCTTTGGAATCCAACGTCAAGTGGATGTCGGAGTCCGCGAAGGAGAACGAGGCGGCAGCACAGAAGCGTGCTGACGACATTCAGAAGCTGGATGAGCAGATCGCACTTCAGCGTGTGGCGAACGATGCGATTGGGCAAAGCGCGGCAGCCCTGCATGTGCTTGAGATCGCTCAGCTTCGCAAGGCCGCCGCAGACAAAGAGGCGCAGGCTGTAGCCGCCGAGTCCGTGGATCTCTCTGGCCGGCTGAGCAGCGACTATCGCGAACAGGCCCAGCGTCTCACGGAGCTGGCGGACCTAAAGGCCAAGGGTGGTTCCAAGTCGGCAGACGACTACATCAACTCCGGCATCGGTCAGGACATGGCGGCCGGCTTCGACGCAGCAAGCCAGTCGCTGGGTGTGTTCGTTCAGGGCTTCTCCAAGCTCGTGGATGAACAGCGCCGGTACGGTGAAGAGAAGAAGGCCGCGGCAGGTAATGCGGCCCAGCTCGCCAAGGTCGAAGCGCACCACCAGGCTGCGCAGCTCAACGGCTATGCCGCGCTGGCCGGGGCGGCAAAGGGCTTCTTCGGTACCAAGACGGCCGGCTACAAGGCCATGGCGCTCACGGAGCAAGTGCTGCGTGCGGCTGAGCTGGCCGGCGCTATTGAGGCGGCGGTGATCAAGTCCAGCTTGGTGGATGCGGAAGTGGCGCAGAAGGTCGCGGGCGATGGCGTCAAGGCCACGTCCGAGTCGGGCTACTCGCTGTTCTCCATCGCGCAATCTGGCCTGCGCACTGCGGCCAAGGCCGTGGAAGCGGCGGTGTCGTCCATGGCGGGTCTGCCCTTCCCGCTCAACCTGGCGGCGCTGGGTGCGACGGTGGCGGCGCTGGGTGCGCTGGGCGTCAGCGTGTTCGGCGGTGGCGGCTCGCATGGGTCGCTGCCGCAGAACAACAACGACGGCACGGGCACCGTGCTTGGCGACAAGTCGGCAAAGAGCGAGTCGATCACCAAGGGCCTGGAGGCGCTCAAGGAAGTGGACAAGATGACGATGCGTTACAGCGCCTCGATGGCGGCCAGCTTGACGGCCATCGAAGGCAACATTGGTTCCATGGCGACGCTGTTGGTGCAGTCGGGCACGCTCCAGGCGTCTGGATCGAACATCAAGACCGGCACCACCAAGTCTTGGTTCAACTCGACCACGGCGGGCACGGTGACGGGCGTGCTCGATGTGTTGACGTTCGGGCTGTTCAATGGCCTGCACGACAAGATCGGCAGCATCATCGGCAACCTGTTCGGCTCCAGCAAAACGGAGATCGTCGGGCAGGGCATCACGGCGGCTGCTCAGCAGGTTGCGTCGATTGTGTCGAAGGGGTTCAGTGCGTCTTACTTCAACGACATCAAAGAGACGTCGTCGTCGTTCTGGGGGCTGTCCAAGAGCACAACGTACAGCACGCAATACACCGACGCGGATGCTGAATTCAAGCGCCAGGTCGGCACGCTGATCGGCAACTATTCCGACGCGCTGAAGGCTGCCGCAGGTCCGTTGGGCTTGAACCTCAAGGCGGTGACCGACAAGGTCAATTCGTTCGTTGTTGACATTGGTCGCATCGACCTTCAGGGCCTGAGCGGCACGCAGATTCAGGACAAGCTGACGGCGGTCTTCAGTGCGTTGGGCGACAAGATGGCGTCCAGCGTGTTGGGTGGCCTGGAGGGCTTCCAGCACGTTGGCGAAGGCTACTTGCAGACGGTCATCCGTGTGGCGTCTGGCACTGAGCAGGCGCAGGCCGCGCTGAAGAAGCTGGGCATCACGGCAATCAGCCTGGCGAAGATCACGAACAAGCAAGGCGATGTTGCAGCTGAGCAGGTTCGGCAGTCGCTCATCCAGGCTGAGACGGACATGGCCACCACGAAGGTGGTGCACAAGATCATGTTGTTCGGCTTCCAGATTGGGAAGTGGACGGAGACGATTGTTGATCAGACGGCGCTGGGCATCGCCAACATCATGTCAGGCCTCACGGGCACGGCTGATGAACTGGCATCCACGTACAAGGCGTTGACCGATGTGCGCACCAGCCTGAATCTGCTGGGCTTGGATGGCCGTGCGGTGTCCTATGCGCTGATCGAGGGCGCGGGTGGTTTGCAGCAGTTGTCGGACTCGATGGCGGCGTTTGAGCAGGGCTTCTTGAGCGATGCGCAGCGTGCCTCGCTCAAGGCGAACACGATGAATGCGGAGTTCGTGAAGCTGGGCTTGACGATGCCGAAGACCGCCGATGGCTTCGTGGCATTGGTGAAGGGCATCGACACCAGCACCGACGCCGGTCGCCAGTTGCTGGGCAGTGTGCTGGGGCTCAGCTCCGGCTTCGCTGACCTGCTGGATGCTGTCAAGGGTCTGGGTAGTGGCATCGCGGACGAGATCGCGAAGATCGAAAGCGCAGCCGGCACCAGCACGGCAAGCCTGGCTGAGCTGCAGGCCAACTTCGCGGTGAGCATGGCGCAGGCCCGCTCGGGCGACCAGAAGGCCATTGACGCCTTGCCACAGATCGCTGACGCGCTGCTCAAGGCTGCGGAGGCCACGGCGTCGTCATCGCTGGACTACAGCCTGATCCAGGCACAGACGCTGGCAAGCCTCAAGGCGACATTGGCGCAGATCGATGACCCGTCCAAGCTGCTTGGCAAGGTGCCCGGCTTTGCTGACGGCGGGTACTTCGGCGGCGGCTTGCGCCTGGTGGGTGAGTCGGGTCCTGAGCTGGAGGTCACTGGGCCGTCCCGCATCTTCAGCGCTGCCCAGACGTCGCAGATCCTGAATGGATCAGGCGGCGGCGATGGGCTGCAGGACTTGATGCAAGCGGTGCTGGACGAGCTGGTGGGCCTGCGGCAGCAGCAGACCATTGAGTCCGTCACGCTGGCACGGAACACGGGCAAGACGGCGGCGCTGCTGGAGCGGGCCATGCCGAACGGCAACGCGATCTCCACGGTCGCGGCAACCTGAGGTGGCGCATGAACTTCATCACGCCAACAAAGATCACCGATGCGATCCTGTCGTCGCATTCGGTGCCGGAGACGGACTTTGCTGCATGGTCTGCCTCCACCGCTTACACGGTGGGGCAGAAGTGCATCCTGGTCTCAACGCACAGCATCTATCAGCGCCTGGTGGCCGGCACCACGCCCACGTCCCCCGACGTGGACACGGTGAACTGGATTCGGGTTGGGCCCACCAGCCGTTGGGCCATGTTCGACTCCAGCGTGGGCACGTTGACCACGGTCACGGGCGCCGGCGCCGTGTCGATTTCGTTCACGCTGGCGCCTGGTGTGATCAGTAGCCTTGCGCTGCTGGACGTGGATGCATCCAGCGTCACGATCACGCAGACGGACGGCGGCAGCACGATCTACACGAAGACGGTGGATTTGTTGACCGGAGTTGATCCGGTCACGTCTTGGTACGACTACGTGTACCAAGACATCATCCGCGCCACTGCTGTGGTGGTCAACGACTTGGTGCCTTCCTCCACCGCAACCGTCACTGTGACGATCAGTGGCACCACATCGGTGTCCTGCGGCACCTGTGTTGTCGGCAAGAGCACGGAGTTGGGCGGTGCCAAGTTTGGTGCGTCCATCGGCATCGTCGATTACTCGGTGAAAAACACTGACGCATACGGCGTGATCACCGTTGTGCAGCGCAACTTTTCCAAACGTCTGAACACGCAGGTTGTGATGCCCTCCGGCCTGGTGAACGAAGCGGCGCGGCGCCTCGCCAAGATTCGCGCCACTCCAGTGGTGTGGGTGGGTGTTGATGGATACGACGCCACCGTTATCTATGGGTTCTGGAAGGATTGGTCCATTGAATTGGCCTATCCAACTCAGAGCTATTGCAGTCTGACCATTGAAGGATTGACCTGATGCCTATCACCCCTTTGCCCACGGCCCCGAGCCGTTATGACCCCGCTAATTTCACCGTTCGTGCTGAGGCATTCTTCGCGGCCTTGGCGACGATGGTTTCCGAGATCAACGGCCAGGCGGCCACGTCAGTGGTTGGTAATCTGGGTGTCTCTGGTGTTGTGCAGACCACCGGTATGGACATGACAGGGACAGCGCTGGCGATTGCTGGTGCGACCGTAGCTAGCGGACAAACGAGGTCAGTCAACATTTTTAACAATCCTGCGAATGCGGGGACAACCAACTTCACCGTTGGCAATACCAACTTGGGCAATCCTTCGAATATCACGTTTGATGGTGCGTTTAAAGTGACTGGGTATGGACTTACTCGGGTAATTGAAACGGGCTATGCATCTGAAGGTTTAAAGATTCGCTCCACCCAGTCGGGTGGTTTTTGGGCGAAGGTCATGTTTGCCGACAGTACTGTCAATCGTGGAATGGTCGGCATGGCGGATGATGGATCTGGGAAGTTACTGCTTAGAACCATCGGCGCTGACCCCGTGTGCTTGGGGACAAACTCGAACAACGCGGTGCAGTTGGACACATCTGACAACCTGCTGATGATCAGGCCTGGATGCATGGGGTACGGGGCTGGTAGCGGAGGTGCGGTGGTGCAGGCCACCAGCAAATCCACGCCAGTGACGTTGAGTAAGCCCTCTGGGCAAATCACGATGAATGCTGCTTCTTTGGCGGCGGGCGCCCGGGTGCAATTCACCGTCACGAACACGCTGGTCTCGGCAAAAGACACCGTCTCTCTGTCGATCACGGCGACGTCGGCGAGTTATGGGTATTTGCTCGCTGTGTATGTTTCAGATGGGAGTTTCGCCATCGATGTGAAGAATGACACGGCATCAGCCCTCGCTCAGGCCATCGTTATCAACTTCACCATTAATAAGGGCGCAAATGCTTAAGCCCAACATTTCCAGAACAACCCGCTCAGGCGGGTTTTTTTTCGCCTGAAGGAGGATCAATGGCAGAACCCACCACCACGGTCTTGGCTGTCGCCGGGGCCACCACTTCAACCCTGGCTGTGGCCGCAACTGCGCTTGGCGTGCCGGCTCCGGTGGTCATCGCGGCCATCGTCGGCGCCACCGCTGCCGTCGTCCAGTCGGAGCGAGCCGACCTCACGCCGCGCGTGGTCGTGACGCTGCTGGTGACGTTCGTCGTGGCCATGTCGCTGGGCATCTGGGTTGGCCGCGTGGCTGGTCACGCCGTTGTCGGCTTCTTGAACAGCTTGCCGCTGCAGCTCGGCATGTCGGCCGACTATGCCGACCCGGCTGCGGCCGTGCTGGTGGCGATGCTCGGCCAAAGCCGGCTGTTGCCTTTGGGGCTGTCGCTGTTGCAGAAGAAGGCGGAGGCATCCCAATGAGCCACATGCTAGGTTACCTGCAGGCCGTGATTGGCGTGCTGATCGTGGCCGGCGCTTTGGCGCTGGCGCTTTCGGGCGTCGATGCCCGCACGCCCGTGGTGAAACGGGTGTCGCTTGGTGGGCTGGTGATCTGGGGTGGCTGGTGGGCTTGCCTGCCATGCCTGGCCCGGACGCATGACAGCCTGCCGGCTATCGCTTTGGGTGGTCTGGTCGCGTGGGTGCTGTTGCGTCATCAGCGCCCCCTTCGTGACCTGATCGCGGGGTGGTGGCCATGGAACTGAAGCTGGATCATCTGTTGGGCATGGATGTGCCGCCGACGTTGGCGGCACGCATCATCTCCCCCCTGTCGCGCGCTCTGGCTGCCCATGACGTCAGTACGCCCGGCCGGTTGGCCGCGTTTCTCGGTCAGGCCATCGTGGAGACGTCTGGCTTCGTCTCGCTGAATGAGGTGCTGGTCTATTCCAGTGCTCAGCGCATCGCCGACCTGTTCCCCAGTCGTGTGCCTAACGCGGCTGCTGCGGCCCGCCTGGTGCGTCAGCCGGAGGCCTTCGCGAATTGCTGCTACGCCGGCAAGAACGGCAACGGCAACGAGGCCAGTGGGGACGGGTTCAGGTTCCATGGGCGGGGCATCTTCCAGCTTACCGGGCGGGCTTGGTACGAGCGTGCGGCGCGTGAGCTGGGGCGTCCGTACGTCGAGCAGCCGGACTTGCTCTTGAAGCCTGACGACGCCTGCCTGACGGCAGCGTGGTACTGGAAGCTGAACCACTGCAACGAGCTGGCCGACGCTCGCAACCTGGACGGTGTCACCAAGGCGATCAACGGGCCCGCGATGGATCAAAAGGATCGGCGTCGGGCGGAGACCAATGCGGCATTGGCCGTGCTACTGGGAAAGGCGGTGGGGTGATGGTGTGGTGGCGAATTGGTGCTGTGCTGGCGGCTGTTGCTGCGTTGGTGACTGCTTTGCACATGTGGGGTGACGCCCGGGAGCGCGACGGCTACCTGTCGCGCGTTGTTGAAGAGGGCGCGCAGGCGCTCCGTGATGACCAGGCCA